AAGAAGACCCGCTCGCCGCGCCGGTTGACGACCAGCAGCGAGAAGTTGCCATCGATGTAGACGAGCGTCGGCCGGTTGCCGCGCACGATGAAGCCGTTCAGGGTGCGAGCCGGCTGCGCCACGGGGTTGTTCGACGCCCCGCCACCGGGCGCCTCCCAGTACGCCTCCTTCGGCGAAATCATCGGATCAGCCCCGGGCGTCCCGAAGTAGACGCGCCCGTCGTCGAGCGGGTTGCCGTCCGTGTCGGGCCAGAACGGGTGCGGGTTCAGTACGGCGAGTGAGGTCATGGTCGTCGTCTCGGGGGGTGTGGGGTCAGAACTTGGTCGACTCGCGCGCCTCTTGCGCGCCGAGGGCGGCCTGCACGCGCTTGGCGAGCCGCTGGTCCTTGATGTGGTTCGACAGCAGCCGCAGGCCAGAGGCGATGGGCAGCGGGGCGCCGAGGGCGCCGCTCATGCCCATGTCGAGGGCCGCGAGGATCACGCTCGCGGTGTTGGAGGTGTTCACGGCGCCAGGCGGCGCGACCAGCACGTCCTGGGCGACTTCGTTGAGCACGCGCAGCTGCTCGGCACCCTTCTTGCCGAAGACGAAGTCGAGCTTGCCGTCGACGTCGAGCTTGTTGACGGCCTTCTTCATCGCCGCGGCGCTGACGACCTGGTTGCCGCGGCTGTCGCGCGCCACGTTCTTCGTCATCTCGTCGCGGATGTAGCCGAGGGTCGCGCCCTGCAGTTCCTTCCAGGCCTGCTGGCCGTCCTCGCCGCCGCGCTGCAGCACCCGGCGCACGTTGCGCACGTCGTCGAGCGAGCCGTCGAGCACCGCGTGGCTGAAGACGTCCTCGAGGGCCACGGCGCGGTCGGCCGTGCCGCGCTTGTTCGTCAGCAGCTTGTTGATGACCGCCCGGTCCTCGTAGTTCTGGGCGAGGCGCTGGCGCATGGCGCGCGCCTGGCGGAAGAGCGGCCCGGCCACGGGCTCGGTCTGGCCGTCGATCAGCTTCTTCATGACCGTGGCCGTGCGGATGTCGGTGGGCTCGTAGCCGGCCGACTCGCCGATGGCCTTGCGCCACTCCTCGAGCTTGCCGACCGTTGCGGGCTTGGGCACGAGCTGGCCGTCCTGCATCTCGGCGAGGCCGAGCTTCACCGCGAACTGCCGCGCCGAGTCGGCCACGCCGGTGCTGGGCAGGCCCGTGGGCTGGTCGTTGAGGAATCCGATGGGCGTCGTGGTCATCGCCATCTCGCCCTCGCCGATGGTCACCGGCGCGGCCTGGTCGACCGCGGCCGCCGCCTCTTCCGAGCTGCGCGCCGCCTTGTACGCGGTCGTGACCTTCGCCTTGTCGGCCCGGTACTGCTTGACGAGCGCCTCGTCGACGGTGGCTCCCACGGCGCGCAGGTCGGGCGCGCGGGCGCCGGTGTGGTCGATGAAGTGCTCCATGTTCTGGAGCAGCGACTCGTTCAGGTCCATCGTTCGCTCGCGGAGCGGCGCACCGAGCGTCGGGTTCTTCGCGGTCTCGCGCTCGAACTGCTGCTGGGCGTAGTCGCGGGTCGCCATGCCCTCGGTCAGGTCCATGGGGACCGGCAGGTCCTGCGCGTTCGCGCGGCGCATCGTCGCGACGTCGGTGCCCGCGGCGCCGGCGCTGCCGCCCGTGCCCGGGGTGGGCGTACGCTCGGCGCGGGGAGCCAGGGCCTTGCGCACGCGGCCGGTGACGGACGAGATTGGGGCGGCCACCACCGCTGCGGCCTGCTGCGCAGCAGTCGCCACCGGCGCGGGCACGGCTTCGGCCACCTGCTGGCCCACCCGGGCGGCGGCTGCACGCGGCGCCTGGGTGACGGGCCGCGCGGCGGTCGACAGCGCCTGCAGCTCGCCAGTGAGGCCCGTCAGGGGAATGGCGTTCTGCATCACCTCGCCAACCACCTGGGCCTGCTGCTGGCCCGCCGCGGTGCGCGGCTGGTACGTGAGGGCCTGGCCACCCGCGGCCGCAGCCTGCTCGATCATGTCGGCGGCCTGCTTCGTGCCGAAGTCGCCGTTGAGGACTGCGGCCGCGCCGGCACCGGCCGCGCCGCCGATCGTGCCCAGCGTGCCGCCCACGGCTCCGGTGGCAAGCGTCAGCCCCGTCTCGCCGGCGCCGATGATGTTGTCGATGACGCCCGTGGGCGTGTTCGGAACCATCGGCGCGGTGGCGGCCGGCGTCTGGGTTCCCGCGGGCACGGCGGCCGGCAGCGCGACGCCCTGGGGCTGCTCCGTGCCCCCGGGCCACTTCACGAGGCCCGCGGCGAGATCTCGGTCCAGCTCGGCGCGCTCGTCCTGCGGCATCTTGCCGAGGCGGTAGGCGTCGGCCACGGCCTGAGGCAGCTCGAAGGCCTGCGACTGCGCCGTCTGCGCGGCCGCGGGCGTCTTCAGCGCGGCGCCGCGCGGCAGCATCATGCGGCCGGCCTGCACGTCAGCCTCGAAGTCGGCCGCCTCCTCCGCGCTCATCTGGCCGCTCTCGTAGGCCTTGAACACGTTGGCGATGCTGGTGGAGGCCGCTGGGGCCTGCTGAGCCGCCAGGGCGCGCTGGAAGGTGCTCCCGGAGGCCTGAGGGGCGGCGGCAGGTGCCGGAGCCTCTGCGGGCGCCTCCGCGTTCGCGCTGCCCACCACCCGTGCGACGTACGCCTTCGTGCGCGGGCCCCAGTTCGCGCGGTTCGTGCCGCCGTGGTACTCGGCCACGGCCAGCGCCGGGTTGCCGTCGTTGCGCTTGAGGGAGTCCTGCAGCAGGCGCCCGGCCACCTCGGCGGCGTTCTGCGGCGACAGATACGGGTCGATGCCCCACTTGTCGATGGCCGCCTTGCGCGTGGGCTCGATGATCTGGAACGGCGTCTTCGCACCCGCCTCGCTGACCTGGTCGGCGTTGCTGCGCTCGCCGCGCGTGAGCACGCCCACCAGTAGGCCCTTCGGCAGCTGCAGCTTCTGCTCGACGCCAGCGGCCAGGTCGGACCAGAACGGGTCCTTGTAGCTGTTCGGGGTGTCGGCGGCCATCACAGGCCCCCGGTGGCCGGCAGCACGGTGGACAGCGGCGACGCCGCGGGCGCTGCGGCGGGTGCGGCCGCGGGCTGGGCGTACCGCATGTAGCTGCGGCCCTGCACGCTCTGCAGGCCCTTCGCCGCGGCGCGCTCATCCGCCTTGCGCTGGATGAACTGGTTGCTGAAGTCGACGAAGGATGAGCCGGCCGGCACCTTGATGCCGTCAACCTCGATGTCCGACTTCGGCTTGCCGAGGTGGCCCACCGCGTTGACCCACTCGGCGCGGGCCTTCTGGGACGCGGCATCGAGCTGCTGCAGCTTGCCCATGCCGCGCAGGAACTGGGCGAGGTACTTCGAGTCGGCCGTCTCAGGCGGGAAGCCTTCGAGAGCCATCTTCACGTCGGCGTCCGAAGCGCTGCCCTGCGGGAGATTCTTGATCGCCTGGGAGTTGCGCAGCCGGGTGTACTCGGCACGGGCGCGGCTCATCGCATCCTGGGTGCCGGTGAGCTTCGCCCACGCTTCTGCTGTGGTGCCCAGGCCGCCGTTGCCGCCGCCGAGCTTGTCGAACTGGTCGGCCAGAGCGATGGTCGCCGTGGCCGAATGGTCGGCCGCCAACGACGCGAGCGTGGCTTCATTCAGCAGCTTCTTCGCGTCGCCATCGAGGTTCGTCTGGGTCTGCTTCAGCTTGTAGAGCTCCAGCTCCATGTCGCTGGTCAGCTTGTCGCGGTCGAGCGCCAGGCGGTCGGCGCGCTCGGCGATCTGGCTGCGCACGTTGGCGTTCGTGAGCGCCGCGGCGGTGGGCGCGTTTTCGGCGGTGACACCGGCGATGCGGGCCTCGGCCTCGGCCTTCGCCAGCTCGGCGGGCGCCTTGTCCGCGGCGCGCCCCTGGTCGCCCACGGTCTGGAAGGTGGTGGCGAACTTGTCGCCCATCACGCTGGAGAGCATGAGGCCGCCGATGTGGCGCGCCTGCTCCGGGGATTGCTTGATGAGGTCGGCCCAGGTCTCCTGAGCCTTCACCTCGCGCTCGCTGGCGCCGCTGTTGCGCATGGCCTCGGCGGTGTCGCGCATGAGCTTCTCGGCCATGTCGGCACGGCCCGACGACAGTGCGGCGTAGGCGCGCGACATCAGGTCCAGCTTCCCGGCCTGCTGCTCCTGGCCGATCATGTCCCAGCCCTGTTTGAACTGGTCCTTCAGGGCCGGGTACTTCAGGGTCAGCCCGGCGTAGTCCCGAGCACTCGCGTTCGGGTTGCTGTAGACGGCGGCGATGTCCTTCTGCATCTGCTGCTGCTGAGCGAGCGCGGCCTGCTGCTGTTGCTGCTGCAGCTGGTCGTTGCGGATCGCCGCGCCCGCCTGGTAGCCCTGCATCGCCGACTGGAACGGCGTGGCCACGTCGATGCTGTAGTCGATCGGGCCCATCAGAACTTCCCTCCGCCACCGAAGTAGGAGCCGATACCGTTGGCGACCGAGTTCCACATGCCGGCCTGCGCCTTGCCCTGCGCCAGCTCGTTGCCGGCGAGCGCCGCGCCCTGCTGCTGCAGCAGGTTCGTGACGTTGTTCGTGGCGGCCTGGCCGAACGCGCCGGTCTGAGTCGCGGCGCCCAGCCCCATCGAGGACAGGCCGCCCAGGCGGTTGTACTGGTCGTTGATCGTGGCCGCGAGCAGCGCCGGGCTGTACTGCGCGAGCGCCGCCTGCGTGTTGCCGCCGCGCAGGCCGCCCGTGGCCGAGGCGTTCTGCAGGATGGAGTTCTCGCCCTGCTGCAGCATCGAGGTGAACTGCGGCGACGACTGCAGCGCGCTGATCGCGCTCGCCTGCGCCTCGTTGCCGTTCAGGCCCGCGAGGTTCTGCTGCGCAGTCAGGGCGCCGGTGCCCGAAGTCACCCACGGCTTCAGCAGCGCCTGCGTGGCGTTGAACTGCCGCATCTGCTCGGACATGCCGGCCTGAGCAGCTTGGCTCTGCTGATAGGCCGCGTCCTCGGCCGCGTCGGCCTGCGTCATCGAGGACGCCACACCGCCCACGATGGCGGCGCCGGCGACGATCGCCGCGACGGTGGTCATGCGGGCCGCGAGGCCCTCCCGTTCCGGCCAGCGCCGGGTGTCAGATGAGCTTCGCATAGACGCGCTCCACAGGTTTGTAGCCCAGGCGCTCGAAGAGCGGGCCCTGGTCGATATGCAGCTTGGTGGCGGTGAAAAGCTTGCGGACGCCGAGCGCCTTCAGCTCGCGCTCGACGGCCTGGAAGAGGCGCATGGCGGTCACCCCGTGGCGGCACTCGGGCGCGACCCAGTACACGTCGGTGATGCCGTGCAGGGTCGACTGGTAGTGCAGGTGCGTGGCGACGATCGTCACGTGGTAGCCGATGAGCAGGCCATGGCGCCGCGCCGTGACGATGTGCAGCTGGCCCTTCTCGTCGAGGTCGGCGTACTTCGCCTCGTCGATGTCGAGCGGCACGTCTGCGTGGTTGAGTGCGACCTCGCGCCAGTGGCGCACGAGCAGCGGCAGCATCTCGGCGCGCAGGTGCTTCCAGCGCTCGACGCGGTAGAAGGTGCCCGGGCGCATGACGCCCTCCATGGCCGCCGCGATGAGGGTTCCCGACGCGTCGATCATCGCGGGCACCTCGCGTCGATCACCATGTGGATGCGGTCGATCGGGCTGTCGTTGACGACCTCGTGCTCAAGCGCGTTGTTGAACCAGAAGACGGAGCCCGTCTCCCAGTACGGCGTCTCGTCGCCGGCGCGGAACTTCACGCCTTCGGCGCTCTGCAGCACCACGTGGAACCGCGAGTAGTAGCTGACGTGCTCGGGCGAGTCCTCGTGCGGGAAGATCGAGCCGCCCGGGGCGATGCGGTTGATCATCACGCGACCCAGCCGGGTGCCAGCCACGGCCGCGAACACCTGCATGACGAGCAGGCGGGCCTCGGGCAGCGACGCGTACGCAGGGTAGTCGATCGACTCGTGCTGGTCGTAGCCCGCGAGCTTGTTCGCCTTGTAGAGGGCGATCTTCTTCTCGGCGTTCTTGCCGTTGACCACCACCTTCTCGGGGAAGCGCAGCATGATCGAATCGACCATGCCGAAGGGGCCCTGCGGGTAGTGCCGGAGGTAGGTGTCCTCGGTCCAGAGCTCGGGGCGGCGGGCGATCGCCAGCATCAAGGGCGTGACATTCACGCCGGTGGCGATCCGCAGGAAGTTGCGCATCTCAGCAGTCCTCACGTCTCCCGCGTTGCGGGGAAGGTGAGCTGCTGGCGGCCCGGAGACACAGCGGACGGGCGTGACCCGTCGAATGGCGCGATTATGGGCCCTGAGGCGCGTTCAGGCGAGGCGGCGAGCGATCAGCGCGGAGAGCCCCGCCTTCAGCGTCACCGCCGACGCGGCGACCTCGGTGCGGAACTGCAGCTGCGCCGCGCCCGCGGTGGCGTCGGTCTTGATGAGCCAGCGGCCCTGCAGCGGAACATTCTCGGAGGCCACCAGCACGCCGGTGGTGTTGCCCTTCACGGCGCCGGCTGCGATGTTGTAGGAGCCCTCCAGGGCGAGCGCCGAGGTGTTGTGCTGGAAGAGCCCGCTGATCGTGGCGCCGGCCGGAAGGGTGAAGCCGAGCGCCAGGCCCGTGGTGGTGGCCGCGGCCTGGAAGGTCACGAGCGCGTCGACGAGGTAGGTGGCGTTCGCGACCAGGCCGAGCGTGAGCGCCCCGGCGTTGACGAATGCGCCGGTGCTGTCGGCCACGTCGGCCCCGAGCACGGCCGCCAGGTCGGCGCGCGCGATCGTCAGCGCGCCACCGACACCGCCGTCGGTCAGCTTGAGGCCGAGTGGATCCACGGCCAGCACCCGCTCGTTAGGCACCGTTCCGGAGGCGGCCACCAGCACGAACGGGAGTGCCTCGAGCGCGTCGACGTCGGCCTGCGCGGCGCCGGCGGCCGCAGCTGCAGCAGCGGCAGCGGCGGTGGCGACTGCGGCCGCATCCACCGCGGCCTGGATGTCCTCGGGGGCGAACTGCACGCCGGCGAACAGCGCCTCGAACGCACGGATCAGCGCGGCGTCGCCCCGCGCGGCGAGCGCCAGCTGCGCGCGCGTGGGCTTCGGGATGAACTCGCTCGCCATCAGGCTGCCAGCGCCTCGAGGTTGGCCTCAAGGCGGGCGAACGCGTCGGGGTACGGGTTGTTCATGCCCCGGAAGCGCATGCCGCGGTAGTTGCGCATGCGGCCCAGATGGCGCCAGGTCGTGCGCGCCGCGGTGGTACCCGGCCGCGTGGCGCCGCACGGGCGCGGCTCGCTCCAGTTGAGGCCGTCCTCGGTGTACGAGTGGTAGATCGCCGCTTTGCGCGTCTCCTCGTAGAGCAGCGTGGGATTCACAGCGCGGCGCCCAGGGAGCCGCACCAGCTCCAGGCCATGCACGATCGCCCCCCGGCTCTCGTTGTAGAGCAACGGGGTGTCGAACTGCCACGCGACGTACTGCCCGAACTGGCGTGCGTCCTTCGAGGTCAGGTAGCCCACCTGCGGCGCGAGCGTGTCACCGAACAACCACTTCCCGTAGCAGTTGACGAAGTAGCGTGCCCGGTACGGCAGATTGGTCTCTCCCAGCAGGGCCGACTGCAGCGTGAACCACACCGGTTCGCCCAGCACGCGAGAGCCGGCCGCGTCGTACACCATCGTCCGGTCCGGCAGGTGCATGTAGAGGAACTCGTGCATCTTCTCGCTGCGCGATTCGAGCACGATGTCCTCCTGCTGGGCCTCGGTGAGCTCCCCCAGGATCGTCTCGATCTCGCGCGTCGCGATCTTCGCGGCCTGCCCCTGGGCCCCGATCCACACCGAGGTCGATTCCTTCTTGCCGCCTCCCACGAAGGCGAACGTCTCCTGGAACTCGCATGCGGCGAAAGTGCCCACGCAGCCCTTCGGGATCATCGCGCCCTCGACGCGGCGGAAGGGGAAGCCGGATCCGCCGACGTTGGCGAAGAACTCGGTGGTCAGGCGGTTCAGCGCGACGGCTTGGTTGTCGATGTTGAAGAGGCGCTTGATCGGGTCGGGAGAGGCCTCGCTCGACCCGTACTTCAGCGGGTTGACCTCGAACGGGTCGTTGAGCTCCGTCACGGCGATGGTGGCCCCGTCCGTGATCATCGTGTACCCGGAGATCCAGATGTGGTCGATGACGAGGCCGGCGTCGGGGTCGGTCACTTTCGTGACGACGCCGAGCTTCGAGCAGTAGTAGAGGTCTCCCGCCGAGCTGACGGACAGGTAGTCGAAGCCGTTGTCCATCGTTACCGGCTTCCCGTCGGTGCCGACCTCGCCGAGAAGGTCCACGAGGCCATTCTCGTTGACGCGAACCAGGTACTTCCCGATCACGCGGTAGCAGATCCCGTCCCAGGCCATCGCGCCGCGGTCGAACGGATCGTCGCCGGGCACCTGGTTGTTGCAGAACAGGACCATCCCCTCGGCCGTGCGCAGGTAGCCCTCGTTGATGCCGGTCTGCTTCGGCACGGGGATGAGGTTCAGCGGGTACGACGTGCGGAAGTCCGCCGCGTCGTCCGTGAAGATGCCGTTGACGATGGGGATTTTCATTGCGACGGCCGCCGGTCAGGCAACGCGGTTCCAGGTGTTGTCGACGCCGTCGAAGCGCAGGCGGAACGGCGTGGTGGGCGAGATGCCCGCGGGCGCGCCGTACACGGTGCCGTCGTTCAGCGTCAGCGCGGTCACGGCCTGGCGGGAGGTGATGAGAACCTCCTGGCCGTCGTCAGCCGGCATCGGGAGCACCACCGTGCCGGCCGCGTACGCGCCGCCCGGGATGAGCTTGAGCCACACGCTCGCGCCCGGGACCGGGGGCTCGATGTAGACCGTGAAGCCGGTGGCGTTCGGCGCCTCCGACTGGATCACGAAGCCACCGGGGGGCGTGCTGAGCTGCTGCTGCAGCACGACGGCGATGTCCGAGAGCGACGCCTTCGCATCCCGGCCGTTCTGCGGGTCGTTGAAGGGGATCTGCGCGGCCGAGGTGGGCGTGGCGGTGGGCAGGCGTTGGATGGACGACATTGATCACTCCGTGGAGACGTCGAGGTCGCCGCCCTGGCCGACCGCGAGGGGGTTGTCCGTGGGCGGCCGGAAGAAGGGGCCGCGCACGTTGGCGGGGTAGCAGCGGTTGCCGGCGCCGCGGGGCAGCGTGCCGGGCAGCTGCTGCTGCCGGGGCATCGCCGCGTTGGCGAGCAGCAGGCTCAGCCCATCCACCGCGGCCTTGCGCGTGTCCGGGCTGATCTGCTTGCCGTTGCCGGGCGCCAGGCGGATTGCGAGGTTCAGGTAGGTGGTCTCCACGGCGAAATCGGGCAAGCCCGAATCGTGGTCGAGGTCCGAGAGGTCAGGGCTGGCCGGGAACAGGTAGCCGGCGCGGATGCCACGCTGGTCCCACGTGGCCCACATCGTGTCCAAGCGGCGCAGCGCGGTCTGCTGCTCCTCCGGGGTGATGTCGAACACGTAGCCCGCGAGCGCGAGCTCGGCGTAGGCCTCGTCGATCAGCTGCCGCTTCGTCCAGCCCATGACGACCTCACTCCGTCTTCTCGGCCAGCTTCGCCTCGATGGCGGCGAGCAGCTGCTTGCTGGAGGTCTGAGGCTTGAACGCGATGCCGAGCTCCTTCGCCTTGGCCTCGAGCTCGGGGCGGGTCGGGGGCTTGGAATCTTCCGCCGTTTCACGCTTCGCCGTGGCCTCGGCTTCGTCCTCGGCCAGCTTCGCCTCGTGGGCGGCCAGGGCCTCGGGCGCGCTGCGGTGCCAGCCGTCGGCCTGGGCGGCCTCGAGCTGCTCGACGTTGAGCACCACGCACGAGGTGACGGGCACGCCGTCGACGTCTTCGGAGCCGCCGTAGCGGAACAGGGCAAGGGGGTAGTCCATGGGGTTCTCCTGTGGGAGGAAAGGGGCCGCATCGCGCGGCCCCGGGGTCACGTCAGGTCGACGATCAGGTCTGGTTCGGCAGCACGATGCCGGCCAGCTCGGGCTGCAGCACCGTCACGGCGTACAGCGAGGTGAAGCGGCAGGTGGTCTTCGCCTTCAGGTGGTCGAACTGGTAGGACATGATCAGCGGGATCTTGTTCTTCGAGGTCGCCGTCATCACCTGCGCGCCCTGCCCTTCCGGGAAGGCCAGCTTGCCGGCCATCAGCTCGACCGCGCCTTCGACCCAGAACGGGTTCACCGGCTTCGAGGCCGTGTTCAGGAACGTGATGGCCGCGCCGTTCGCGCCGGCCTGCGTCACGTTCTTGTACGGGCCCGTGGCGATGATCGCGGGGCTGATCACGAGGGACGCCGTGCCGCCACCGCTGATGACGCGGAAGGTCTGCTGCTGGCCGGTGTCGTCCTTGGAGATGTTGTGCACCGAGTTCACCGCGGTGCCGGCCGCGCCGATCGTGAACGCGTCGCCGTTCTTGATGTTGGCGATGTTCGCGCCGGCGACCGTGATGGTCATGCGGCGGTTGTCGGTCGGCAGGTCGCCGGTCATGGCCGACGGGGTGAACGACGCGGGCGCGCCGAGCGTGGTACCCGTCACCGTGCCCACGGCGGCCAGGTTGTAGAGGTTGTCCGTGCGGAACGTGCGGAAGGTCGCGATGTCCGGCACGCGCGACCGCTCGTAGGCGTCGAGGTTGGTCTGGCCCAGGTACGCGCGGTTGCCGAGGTCCTTCGCCACGTCCTTGTAGTCGAACGGGTTCATGAACAGCTTGCGCGCGATGCCCAGCGGCATGCCCTTGGCGAGCATCACGGCCTCGGCCAGGGCGCCGTCGTCCCAGCTGAGCGCGCCCACCTTCTTGATGACGTTCGTGCCCTGCAGCGCCACGGCCGAGTAGAGGTCGGAGTCGATCTTGGCCGACAGGCGCAGGCCCGCGGCGCGGCCGGCGTTTTCCTTGTGCGCCGGGTCGCGCATTTCCTTCGCATCCAGGGTGTAGAGGATGTTCTCCGGCGACTTGTAGGTCGCGGGCACCTGGCGCTGGATCAGGTCGGTGGGCGTGGCCGCCGAGATGTCGAGGCCGGTCACCGTGTCCATGTGGTAGTCCTGCGGTCGGTACACCGTGTCGCCGGCACGCTGCATGGACTGCTGGTCGGGGTACATGAACGAGGCCTCCTGCGAGATCACGCAGGCGGCGTCGAAGCCGACGATGAAGTTCTCGAAGAGGATCTCGAGGTCGCGGGTGAGCGAGTTGACGCCCAGCGCGAGGCCCTGGCGAGCGAGGTGGGCGGCGAGGGCTTCCTTCGTCTGGAAGGCCAGGGCCAGAACCGCGACCTGGACGGCGCGGATGGACGAGCGGGGCTTGCGGTACTTGAGGTCCACGGTGGGGCTCCTACGGGATGAGTTGGCTGATGCGGCGAGGGCCGCGCTGCTTGACTCATCCGTTGAGGGCCGGACGGTGGCCACCTGACTGCCCGTGAGGTGGGCGAATCCGTGGGGCGAGAGCCTTGTGTCAGGCGCTCTTTTTCTTCTTCGCGTCCTGCGCACGGCGCATGTCGGCGACCTTGCTGTAGTCGCCGGAGATACGTGCTTCCTTGCGCAGGCGTTCCATCTGGTTGTCGACGGCCGAGGCGCTGGGCACCGACGAGCGAGCGGTGCGCTCGGGCGCCGGGGCGGATTTCTTGGGGGTGACCTTCAATTGCGACTCCAGTCGTGCGACCGCCACCACGAACTTCACGGGGCTCGTGATGGCGGCCAGTTCCTTCAGCTTGGCGGGGTTCTTGCCGAGGGCGTAGACCATGAGGGCGGCCTGCTTCGGCGCCAGGGCGTCGATGAGCATGCCCTGCTGCGGCACGCTGAGCGAGTCCTTGACGGTCTCCTCGGCGTCCTGGAAGTCCTTGAGCTTGAGCGCGCCCTTGGCGGTGGTGTAGGCGTCCTGGGTCTTCTGCCAGGCGTCCTGCTGCTGCTTCTGCGCGTCGTCGGTCGCCCGCTTCTGCTCGTCGGCCTGGCGCTTGCGCTCGTGCCACGCATCGAGCTTCTTCGCGTACTCGTCGCCGTCCCAGCCGCAGCCTTCGAGCGTCGGCTTCTCGCCCACGACGATGGCGGCCGGCTGCGCGGGCGCGCCCTTCAGGCGGGCGATCTCGGCTTCGTTCTCGCGCTGCTTGCGCACGAGCTCGCGGTTCGTCCTGCGCAGGTCGCGCACCCACTCGGGGGCGCCCTTTTCGTCGGCGTCGGCCGGGGTTTCCTCGCCGCCGAGCGAGACGACCAGGCCGCCGTCGTCGTCGCCTTCCTCGGCGTCGTCATCGTTGGCCGCGTCCGGGTCGTCGCCCTCGTCGTCCTCGGCCTCGTCGGTCTCGCCGCCCTCGGAATCGGTGTCGCCACCCTCTTCCGCGTCGTCGGCGCCGTCGACGTCATCCTCGGGCTCGCCGCCGTCGCCCTCCTCCACCACGCCCAGGCAGAGCACGCGGGAGAGCAGGAATCGGAGGAGGCGGGAGGGGTTCATCGTGTGGTCCGGCGGCATCGATAAGTCGGAATGATAGGCCCACTTAATCGCTTACCGCAAACACATCAGCGCGGCTTATCAAGCCGCCGGCGCCGGATTGGGCGCTGCCGGAGGTGTCGCGGCCTGCTGCACCGCGTGCGCCACGTCGATCTGGCTGCGCGTGTCGGTGCTGCCGGCCTCGGCCAGCGTCTTGACGGTCTGGGCCTGCTTCAGCTCGGTGTCGGCGTGCGTGTTGACGGTCTTCGCCACCGCCTGGTCGGCCTCGGCCTGCTGCTTCGCCGCGGCGGCCAGCAGGTACTGCGACTGCGGGTCGGGCTTGGCGTTGGCCTGGGCCTGCGCCAGCTCGGCGGCCTCTTCCTCGGTCGGCGGCACCACGCCCATCTTCACGAGCTTGTCGCGCGCCCACGTGCGCACGTCGTCCATGCCCTCGCCCTCGAGGTTCATCAGCACCATGCCCGTCAGCACCTGCAGCGTCTCCGGATCCTGGGTGAACTGCATCACCCCCACGATCGCGCGCACCGTGGCCGCGCGGCGGCTCGTGCTGCTCGGGCCCACGTCGACGTCCACCTCGAAGTTCGCCTTGTTGATGTCGTTGAGGAAGTACGAGCGGGCCTTGTCCTTGTCGTAGGCGGGCTGGTTCAGCATCACGCTGCCCACCTCGCCGTTCATGCCGACGGTCTTCATGCGGCGGCCGGTCTCCACCACGATGGCCTTCATCATCGACAGCCAGATCTCCCCGCCGCGCTTCATGCCGCGGCGGAAGTTGCTGGTGTAGATGAAGCTCTGCATGTCCAGGCGCGTCTGGATGAGCTCGACGGCCTTGCCCGACAGGTTGGGCTGCATGTCCTCGCCGCGCTGCTGGTTGCCGAGCAGGTCTTCGAGCGCCTGCTGCGCGATCTGCGCGAGCGCGGCCATGGCGGGAGGCACGTTCGGCGCGCGGGTGTAGCCCTGCGGCGCGCCGCTGCCGGGGATGGGGTTGCCCTCGGTGTCGTTGAGCGCGTCGGCCAGCAGATACGGGTACTGCTTGACGTTGTCCTCGGCCCACATGTACGCATGGCGCGCGACCTGGCGGGGGTCGAAGATGGGCTTCTCGAGGTCGAAGCGGGCGGCCATCACGGCGAGCCAGCTCATCAGCATGTTGATGAGGCGCTGGGCGTCCTTGGCGTAGCGCACGAGGCCCGCGCAGCGCTCGACGCCGTCGATCACGCGGCGCTCGCCGTACACCACCACGATGGGGATGCAGCGGCCGGGGATCTGCTGCGGGCCGTGTTCCTTGCCGCTGAAGATGCGGCCGCCGGTCATGAAGTACTTCACCACCTTGCGGCGCTTCACCTTCTTCTCGCGCACCAGGCGGAAGCCGGTGGAGGCCAGCTCGTCGAGCAGCTCGGGATCGCGCTCGACGTCCTCGTCGGTGACGCGCATGTCCTCGGCTTCTTCGTCGAGGCCTCGGAAGTAGCGCACCGTGGCCGTCTCCTCCTCGACGCGGTACAGCTCGCACACCCACACGAAGTCCGGGGTGCACCAGTCGAACGCCGTGCGCGTGATGGTCTTCGGCCAGCTCTCGGGGTCGTCGTTGAACTCCTCCCGGTACTCGTCGTGCGTGTAGGCCGTCAGCAGATAGCAGCGTTTCGCGTCCGCCTTGTCCTGGCGCCGCGCGCCCAGGTCGAAGAACAGGCAGCTCTCGGGGTCGTGGATGGGCTCGATGACGATGCGCTGCTTGTCGTTCTCGTCGTCTTCCTCGTCCTCGTAGCAGGCGCGGTAGCGCCAGGCGCCCATGCCGCCGGCGACGGCATCCTCGAAGGCGTTGTCGTAGGCCTCCTCGGCCGTGCAGGACTTCTCGTCGGCGCGGTACAGGCCGTCGCAGGCGTCGGCGAGCTTGTCGTTCGTCGCGCCGTCCTTCGGCTGGAAGTCGACCGTCACCCGGTTGTTGCGGTACTCGTTGACCACGCGCACCACGGCCAGGTGCACCTTGTTGAACTCGAAGCGGGGCTTGTTCTCGAACTGCTGGCCGAGCGGCCCCTCCCACTGCGCGCCCGCGAGCGAGTAGAAGCGGCGATCTTCGAGGCACTGGTACCGCTCGTCCTGCACTGCGCCCTGGATGGAGTCGAACTCGCGAAGGGCGTCGCGGTGGATCTTGTCGAGGCGTTCCTGGGTGGTCTGGCGGGCCATGGTCATCGTCCCCGTGGGGGTTGATGAGCTGCTGGCGGCTCGACTACTCAGCTGGCCGGCGGGCCGGTCGTCACAGGCGGGAGTCTAACGGCGAGCGAAGTGGTTCACCATGGGCATGGGAGGCAGCGCCGGCGGCAGCTCCGCAGCTTTGGCCCGCTCGGCCCGCCGCGCGGCCTCGCACGCGTACCGCAGCGCGTCGATGACGTGGTTGTCCTTGTCGGCCAGCACCGGCAGCACCACGTCGGTCAGCGCGTCGACCTTGTAGCTGTACGCCGCGAGCTCGGCGATGGTCCGCACGCACCGCGGGTGCACGACGATCTCGAAGGACTGGAGGAACTCGACGCCCTCCTCCAGCGACCGCTTGCCCTTGATGGCCGGGCCGATCTTCTCGGACCAGTGCTTGCGCATGTGGCTGATGGTCTCGGGCCGCGCGCTGTCGGCCACGGTCCACCACATCCGCGAGTCAGGCACGCCGTCGAAGAGGTGCGGCAGGTCGACGATCTCGCAGCCCACCATGTAGGCCTCGTGCGAGATGTAGAGCCGGCGGCCCACGATCGCGCAGCGCACCAGCACCGACGGGTCGACGCTGAAACCCCAGTCCGCGCCCTGGCGCAGCGTCCAGCTCGGGTCCTCCTCGAACTCCTCGATGCGCCAGCGCTTGAAGACGCGGGCCTCGTTGTTCGTGAGGTAGGCGCCCTCCCAGATCCACTGGTACTTCTCGGGGTCGTGGCCCCGGTCGTACTCCATGTCGGCGCGGGACTCGTCCGAGAAGTACGGGTTGTCGCGCCAGTTGGCCTGCACCACGATCGCGTTCTTCGGCACGCCGGCGCCATCGTGGGGGGTGTCGCGCAGGAAGGCGTCGATGGGGTCGGTGGGCAGCTTCGGGTTCCAGGAAGCCCAGATCTGGCTTCCGGGCTTGCGGATGGTGGGCCGCAGCAGTTCGAGCGAGCGCTGCCCGACGTTCTGCGCCTCCTCGATCCACGCGCGGTCAAAGCCCTCCAGCGACTTGATGCTGTCGGCGCTGTGGTCCTGCAGGCCCTGGAAGATCGTCGTGCCGCCGTGCTTGCTGGCGATGCGCTTGTCGTACACGTCGAAGTACGCGCCGGCGTTGTGCTGCACCACCTTCGAGACGAGCAGCTTGCGCACCGAGAAGTCGAGCGACTTCTGCACCTCGCGCAGGCACACCGTGTCGAGCCTGGTGGCGACGTTCTCTTCGAGCCACATGCCCGCGAAGAAGTGCGATTTCGCGCTGGCCCGGCCGCCGTGGGCGCCCTTGTACCGCGCCGGCGCGAGCAGCGGCTCGAAGACCTCAGGGGTGGCGATGTCGAGGACGCTCACGGCTGCGTCTTCTCCGGCCGTACGATGGTGCGGCGGATCTCCGTGAACTCGACCGGCCCGTCGTTCTTGCCCGTGAGCTCCACCTTGTCGACGAAGCTGCGGTAGTGCTTGCCGATCAGCTCGCGGGCCCGCACCGCGGCACCGAACTGGCCCGCGGCCCGCGCGTCACGCGCCAGCTGCTCGATCTCGCGCAGATTCGCGTCGGCCGTGATGAGGGTGCGCTTCTCCTGGGCCTTCAGCGCCTTTGCGATCGCCGCCTTCACGTTGGAGTTTTGGAGCAGCTCGCTGGCGATCTTGTACGCCGACTTCGGGCTGTAGCCGGCAGCGATCGCAGCGCGCGTGCCGTTCCCGTCGACCAGATACTCAGCGACGAATCGTGCCTGCTTGGCGGTGAGGGTTCCGGGCTTTATTGCGGGCATGGTCAGGATTGTCGCCGTGCGAACTCCGCGAGCAACTCCTGCGCGATCGCCTGGATGCCGTAGGCCTCCTGCTCGTCGCCAGGGCGGCGCTCGCCGATGTCGTCGCAGTAGGACTGCCAGACGTGCACGGCCTCGTGCACGAGCAGGCCGGCCACCTCGATGGCGTTGCGGTCCTGGTAGCCGGGCCCGAGACACACGACCGCGCACGTGCTGTGGTCCTTGTGGACGAAGAAGTGCGTGGTCGCGTGGGCCCGCGGGGTGCTGATCCAGGCCGGCACCTCGGGCGGCTTGAGCGGCGCGATCGCGGCGCGGAACTCGGCCTCCGAGAGGCACAGGGTCAGGTATGGGCCGGGCGCGGAGATGCGGCGGGCGAGCCACGTCGGTTTCATGCAGGTTCCTTGGGTTTGCGCCGGCGCGGTCGGTAGTCGCGCGCCTCGCCGATGTGAAAGCCGTGGCA